CGCCCGCCGGAGACTGGCACGTTTGGCTCCTCGAGGGCGGGCGAGGGTCCGGCAAAACGGACGGGGCCGCGGCCTATGTCAACCGCCAAGCACTCGAGTCGCCGATCCGCATTGCGATCATCGCGCCAACGCTGGGCGATGCTGTGGAGTCGTGCGTCAACGGGCCGAGCGGCATTAAGGCGCACAACCCGGCGGTAAGCATGGCTGGCGGAACGGGCGGCATCCACCTCCGTTGGTCAAACGGCTCCGAGGCGAAGCTGTTCGGCGCGTTCGGCCCCGAGGACGTGGAGCGGCTGCGCGCGGGGGGTAATCGTCACCTGGTCTGGGCTGAGGAGCTGGCGGCCTGGGTGAAGCTCAAGGATGCCTGGGACCAGATGGAGTTTGGGCTCCGGCTGGGGGAGTCTCCGCGTATCGTGGTCTCGACGACGCCGAAGCCGCGGCCGCCGTATCTGGCGATCCGCAATGACCCGCGCACGATCCGGACGGGCGCGAGTACCAGGAATAACCCGTACCTGCATCAGGGCGTGCGTGATGCATTGGACCGGACTTACGCCGGCACACGCATTGGCCGCCAGGAGCTTGATGCCGAGATTCTGACCGACGTGCCCGGTGCGCTCTGGACCTATGCCATGTTTGAGGATCGCCGCCCGGCGCCGTCTATGGCGCGGGTGGTCGTTGCGGTTGACCCGGCCGTGACGAGCGGAGAGGACGCTGATGAGACAGGCATTGTCGTGGCCGGCCTCGGGGTTGACGGTCGCGGCTATGTGCTTGCGGACCGGTCGTGTCGCTTGAGCCCTGACGGCTGGGCTCGGCGGGCGGTGCGGTGCGTTGAGGAGTTCGGCGCCGACCGGCTGGTAGCCGAGGTTAACAACGGCGGCGACATGGTGGAGCTTACGGTGCGGACCGTTGACCGCACGGTGCCCTACCGGAAAGTCCATGCGAGCCGAGGGAAGCAGACGCGAGCGGAGCCCGTCGCGGCGCTGTACGAGCAAGGCCGGATCAGCCACGTGGAATTGCTGCCTGAGCTCGAGGAACAGTTGACGCACTGGACGCCGGAGAGTGGAGCGAGCCCGGACCGTCTTGACGCGCTCGTCTGGGCGCTCACTGACCTGATGCTCGGCAAGACCGGCTCCCTGGAGGCGTACTGATGGGCCTGCTGAGCCTGTTCGACCGCATTCTCGGCGGCGGCTACAGCACGCTCCCGCCCGTGAGCGAGAGCAAGTTTCTCGGCCTCATTGACGACCAGCGCGCCATCATCATGACGCCGAGCCTCGTCCACGGCCCCGGCGCGTCCGGCCCCGACGTGCCCGGCGACGGCAACAGCGCCGTTTTCGCCTGCCTGATGGCCCTGTCAATGGGGACGGTTGAGCCGTCGCTGCGGGTGCACCGGCATCTCAGCGTTGACCGGCAGGAGTGGCTGCCGGACCATCCGCTTCAGCAGCTTCTCGACCGGCCCAACCCGTTCATGGACGGCCGCGAGCTGCGCTTCTGGATGCAGTGGGCGCGCCATAGCCACGGTAACGCCTACCTGCGTAAGGTGCGGAGCGGCAACGACCTGACCGGCAACGTCGTCGAGCTGTGGCCGATCTCGCCGGCGCGGTGCGGCCCGATCCGCTATGACCGCTCGACGAACTACATCGACGCCTACCGCTACCACTACGCGCCGGGCAAGCACGAAGATATTCCGATTGGCAACATCGTCCACATCCGCAACGGCGTGGACTCGAACGACGACCGGCTCGGCATGTCGGCCCTGCGGCGCCTGACGCAGCTCGTGGCATCCGACGAGGAGGCTGCGAAGTTCGCGGCTGCGCTGCTCAAGAACTACGCGGTGCCCGGTCTGGTGGTGATGCCGGCCAAAGACACCGAGATCAGCCGCGACCAGGCTGAGGACTTGAAGGCCCGCATCACGGCGTCGCTGAGTGGCGACAATCGCGGCCATGTCTCGGTGCTGAGCAACGGCGCGGATGTGAAGCAGTTCGGCTTCAGCCCGAACGACCTTGACCTGAAGGCGTTGCACCAGATACCGGAAGCGAGAATATGCGCGGTTATGCGAGTCCCGCCAGCGGTAGCCGGGCTGAGCGTCGGCCTGGAGCAGACCAGCAACTACGCGAGTTTCAGGGAAGTGCGGGAGATGTTTGCCGAGTCAACGCTAGCGCCTGAGTGGGCGATGGATGAGAGCAAGCTGAACCAGCAGCTCGTGCCGGACTTCGACCGCTCCGGCCGCATCGAGCTGCACTACGACCTGAGTGAGGTGCGGGCGCTCCAGGAGGACGTGAACGCGAAGGTCACGCGGCTCCAGGTCGGGGTGGCCGGCGGCTGGATTCTGCCGAACGAGGCGCGCCAGGAGATCGGCATGGAGCCGCTGCCGGAGCTGGACCAGCGGCCGGCCGCGGTAGATCAGCCGCCGGCGCTCCGGATCGTCAAGGCGCTCGAGGGCAAGCAGTTCAGCCCGACCGCGCTGCCGGTCCTGTTCGAGGCGCTGGCCGATCTGGCCGAGCCCCAGTTCCGGGCCGACATGGAAACGTACCTGGACGCGCAGCGGCGCGAGGTCCGGCGGCGGGTGGCGGGCAATGGCTGACATAGACGACGTGTACGACGCAGAGCGCTGGCAAGAGGAGCTGTACGTGATCGTCTCGAAGCGCTACGGGGCCATGCTGCGCGCCATGCACGCGCTGATCGGCGATGCGCTCGGCCTGGATGATCAGGGTGGCTTCCGGCTCGATGACGTGAGTACCAGGGCTCTTCTCGACCGCGCTGCTGAGCAGGTTGTGAGGATTGACAGCACCACGCGCGAGGCGATCAAGGACGTGCTCCGGAAGGGCCAGGCGCGCGGCGCGAATACCTTCGAGATCGCGGCCGATATGGACCATCTCTTTAAAGAAACCTGGAGGGGGCGGGCTGAGACGGTTGCGCGAAATGAACTTTTAGAAGCTCAGTACACGTCCAGTTTGGACCGTTACCGGGCGTCGGGGATCGTGCGGCGGGTCGAGGCATTCGACGGCGACCAGGATGCGCTCTGCGCGCCGCGCAACCGTCGCATCTACCCGATTGCGCAGGCGCCGACCCGCGCGCACGTGAACTGTTCGCTGGTCCTGGCGCCAATCGTTGAGGCATCCGCATGATCGACCGCTTTCGGCCTGAGCCTATTCGCCCGAAGGGCAAGGTTGTCACGCTCCGCTGCCAGGTGACCGGCGTCGAGGGCACCTACCGGGCGCCGCACCTGCTGAAGCAGCACCTTTCAACGGAGGAGCGCATGGGGAGTTTGGAGCCGACCGAGTTCAGCCTGATCCTGCGCGGCGCGCTCGGGACGGCCGATCAGGACGCGATGCGGGCGCTCGCGGCCCTGTCACGCAACGGCGGCAGCGTCACTGTGCGGGTGGAGGTGGAGCCATGATTTGCCGATGCGGTCTCGTGCTCGTGCGCATCAACGAGGCGAGTGACACCCCCAGATGTCCGGGGTGTGGGTTCTTGAGCGACCAGTGCCTGTGTCCAATGGCGGGAGCGTGATGAACGTTGAACAACTGGCCAATGACGCTCTGCAGGACCAGGCCTTCGCTGCTTGGCGGTCAATGGCCCGTACCATCGGGCTCTACTACCGTGAGCTCTGCGATGGCGGGCTCAGCGAGGCGCAGGCGTTTGATATTGCTGAGGACGCTGCCCACATGATGCTCCTGCGCACGCTCTGGCCGGATGGGGGCCCGTGCTGATGCGGCCAGTCTTCCGGCCCAACTGTCGCCTGTCCAACCTTGTCCTGATGGGTGGCCTGCATGCCTGTTACGACCCGAGCCACGACCATCGGGGCGACCCGGCTTACCTGGATCGCCGGCCCTGGTGGGTGCGGTTGTTGGCGCGGCTACGGGGGGAGCGGTGATGAACCCGAGAGAGATGATGACGGCCGCGTCTGCGTGGCATAACGCACCGCACGAGCATTGCTCGTGCGGGCTTCGGCTTGTCGAGCAGGAGTACGAAAACACGCAACCCGTCTGTATCGACTGTGGTTATTTTCCATCCGAATGCCGGTGCAACAACTCCGCCCGTCCCTGTGATTTTTGCGGGAAGGAGACGGGCTGATGCTGACCGGCCCGCGCGTTCTCAGTCTCGTGAGCTGCGACCTGTGCTCGAAGGTGCCCGTGCCGTCGCACGCTGAGCATGTCGGCAACGGCTGCGACATCTGGCGTTCTCTTCAGCCGATGGCTGAGCTACGGCGCCAGGGCTACGCGCCGTTTCCGAACAGAGAGCCGGGCGCACAGTGGGCCTGGAAGGACGAAGACGACGCGCCGATGGTGGCCGATCTGTTCGACGCGGTGATCCTGCCGCGGCTGTCCTGGCACGATCGGCGCGTCGGCGAGCGCTTCATCAGCGCGCTGCACCGGGCCGGTAAGGCGGCCATCTTCGAGGTCGATGATGATTTATTCAGCCCGTCGATTAACCGGCGTCTGCAGCAGACAACCTCGGCCGGCCAGAGCATGGCTGAGCTGGAGCGCAAGCGCCTCGACCGGCTGGCGGCGCTGCGGCTGTGCGACGGCGTGACGGTTGCTAGTCGGCGCCTGGCCACCGTCTTGCGCGGCCTGACGGACCGTCCGGTCGTGACAGTCCCGAACGCCATTGATGTCCGCTGGTTCTGTGCCGTTGTCAAGGCCGCGCCGCGGCTCGTGCGCGGACTGACGGTTGGCTGGGCCGGCGGGGCGCGGCCGGACGACGACCTCGAGCCGATGGCCCGTGCCTGGGGTCAACTCGCCCAGCGCTATCCCGATGTCACGTTTGTCGTGGCCGGCCACCAGCCGGACATCATCGGCCAGTACGTGCCGGCCCATCGTGTCCGACGGCTGTCGTGGGTTGCGCCGGCCCTGTACCCGATGAACTTCGCGCAGCTCGACATCGCCTGTTGCGCGGTGTCGGATACGTCGTTCAACCACTCGAAAACCTGCATCAAGGTCTGGGAATCGACGCTCGGCGGCGCGGCCGTGGTCGCCACGCCGGCGCTCTACGGCCAGACAATTGAGGACGGCGCGGATGGCCTGTTGGTCGAGACGGCGCGCGAGTGGGAGACCGCGCTGGCCACGCTGATCGACTCCAAGCTGACCCGGCGCGAGCTGCGGGCCGGGCAGCTCCACCGCATCCGTCGCGACCACAGCCTCACGGGCAACATCTGGCGCTGGCCGGCAGCCTGGTCGCAGATCGTGGCGGACTTCCGCCAGCGGCAGACGGCGCCGCGGGCGCGAGAGCTCGTATTGGCAGGGAGGTAGACATAGATGCCGACCATTACTTACAGAACAGCAGCTACCGGCGACGACGGGTATGAGAGCGTCGGCGTATTCACCACTGGCGCGGCTGGCTTCCGGCTTGGCGATGGTGGCAGCGCAGCTCGAAGCTCGTTCGCGCGCTGGACCGGCGTCACGATCCCGGCCGGCGCGACGATCAACAGCGCCAAGGTGACCCTGAGTGACTGGTGGAACGAGTCCACCGCGGCGGGCGTGACCTCCCAGATTCGGGCGCAGGACGCCGGCAACCCGTCGGCACCGGCCGATGCCGCCGCGTTCACGGCGGCGGCCCGGACCAGCCAGTCGGTCACCTACACGATTGCGTCCGGGACCAATCAAGTGACCGGCACGCTCAGGGATACGCCGGACCTGACCACGGTCATTCAGTACATGGTCAACACGTACAGCTACGGCAACGGCTCGGCACTCACGCTGTTTTTCGACTTCGTGTCGGTCACCGCGGCACGCCAGCTCGTCTTCGACTCGTGGGATGACGACACACTGAAAGGTCCGCTCTTGACAATCGACTATTCCGTGGGGGGCGGCCAGCCGTCCTCGATTCGCGGTCAAGGCATCCCTGGCATGGGACGAATTCAGCAGCTCTCCGGGAGGGGATGGTAAATGGCTTCCACCGATGCACGTGCGATTCCGGCCAAGAACGTGGCCTATCGGATCACCTTTCCCATACTCGATGCAGACGGGGATCTCGTCACCGGCGCGGCCGCGCTGGACTCTGAGGTCAGCAAGGACGGCGGCACGTTCGTTGACTGCACCAACGAGGCGACCGAGCTTGCAACCGCCAGCGGGATGTACTACCTCGACCTGACTGCGACCGAGATGAACGCCGACACGGTCGCGATCATCGTGAAGACCACGACCACGGGGGCCAAGACCACGCCGATTGTGATGTACCCCAACGAGGCGGGCGACATCGTGGTCAACCTGAACACCGACCAGCTGATCGCGGACGACGGGACCGATTCGACCAAGCTCGGGCACTGGGTGACGCTGGTGCGAGCGCTGGCCGATAACAGCTTGACGATCATCTCGGGAGTCCTGCGGCTCAAGGACCGGGCTGGAAGCGGCAATGTTGGCCGGACCCTGACCGTCACCGGCACGGTGCCGTCGGACACCACACGGACGGCGTCATAGCATGGCAGACTGGCCGATGGCCGGCGCCAACGCTCAGCGGACATCCTACCAGGCGGCCGAATCGCTCGGCGCGACCTGGTCGGTGTCCTGGGGGTATCGTTTCAGCTCGGGCTTGTCGCCGGCGGAGCTGATCTACCCCGGGCTCGATCCTATCGTTGCGAGTGGGCATGTCCTGGTGCCGACGCTGATGGGCAAGCTCCGGGCGTTCCAGACCGGCCTGGCCGCTGCCGGTGGTGGCACGATCCAGTGGACCGCGACCGTTGGGGCGCCGATTGTCTGCACGCCGGCAGCGGACACCACCAATGTGTACGTGGCGGATGCCTACGGCCGTCTCTCAGCCTGGCGGCTGACTGATGGGGTCAACGTCTGGGGGCCGGTACAGATCACCAACGGCACGCCGTTTCGCGGCGCGGTCTTGCTCGCTGATAGCAAGCTGCTCCTGGGTGGCGCGGACGGAACGTTTTACGCGGTCAACCCGACGACCGGCGCGGTGCTCTGGTCAACGGCGCTGGGCGGCATGAAGCCCATTCTCGGCGGGGCAGCCTGGTCGGCCGCCAGCGGGGTCAATACGGTCTACGTCGCGGCCGAGGACATGCGGGTGCGGGCGTTCAACTCCGGGACCGGCGCGCTGATCGCGACCAGCGCGGTGCTCCCCGGCTCGACGTTTAGCCTGTTCTGGCCGGTCATCAAAGAGTCGTCGAATATGCTGGTCATTCGAGCGCAGCCTCAGTACCCGGCACTTGGCTTTTCGTATGCAGGGGCGCCGCCCTATCGCGGAATCGAGGCCGATGTCTCGGTTGCCGGGCAGCAGGATAGCGTCCTGGCGGCCTATGACGCGACCCCGAGCAACTACGCGACCAATCTGCACCTGCTGAATCTGACGACGCTGGCGACGCTGCCCTCAACGATGCACTGGCATTACGTCTATGGGCACGGCTCGCTTCCAGCCCCCTGCCTGGACAGGAACGGCTACATGATTATTCCGTTCAAAGTGCCGCCCTCCGTTGCCGTTGGGCAGTATGCGCAGTTTGCCCGGGTTGATCTCGCGACCCGGAAGGTTGTTGATTATCTCTGGGATGGCACGCCGCTCTCGCAGGACAACGCGCCGGACGAAAACGAGTTCGCTTCGGCCTGTGCGACGGGCATCTGGGCTCTGCACTGCCAGGAGACCAACGCGGCCAAGTCGGGCTTCTGGCGGCAGCCCGCCAACGCCTGGATATCGACGCCGGCCGGCCCGCCGGATAACCAAATGTTCTACAACCATCAGGGGCCGTCAGCCGGACCGGGGGTGATCTCGGGGGGCATGGGGTATCACCTGGCACAGTACCACCGCCTGCTGGCCTGGCGGACGCTATGACGCTCACACCAAGCACCTGGCAGACCGGCAGCGTTCGGCTCAAGCGAGCGGCCGACCCGGCCGCGCTGAGCCGCGTCGCGGGCCTGGAGCTGATGGCCGCCTGTCCGCCCGGCGCCTGGCCAGGCTTGCTGACGAAAGGCGGTGCGCGAGCATCCGCGAGCGGACTGGTCGCGGATACCGGCGTGTCGAGCTATGACACCATTACCCGTAGTCCGCTCGGAGCGATCTCCGTGCCGGGCGATGCCATCCCGAGTATCACCGAAACCAGCGGCTGGGAGCGCGTCACCCTCAGCTACGCGGCCGAGTTTGACCTGACGCTCTCGCGCCTGACCGCCGCGATGCTGCTGGAAACCAGCAAGACGAGCCTGCGACTGTGCGCCGGCAACGTCCAGAGATGGACCACCAACGGGACCACGATCGCCAACGCCGGCACGGTGCTGTCGACGCCGAAGTACGCCGCCTACCATACGGCCGCCGGCTATCAGGTCGCGCTGCTGTCGAGCGTATCCGTCAACCTGACCGGGATGGATGAGCCCTGGCTGTTGGTGTACTGGGGGGTGCAATCCCACTGGCTGGAGAGCACGGTCCCGCTCAATACGAGCCACAATGTTGGCGACATATCGTATGCGGACCTTGAGCAGCGGTACGCATTTCAAGCCGATTGCCCGCTGCTCCTGACGTTTGGTGTCAATCCAACCGCGATTGTCCAGACCGCCGGGCAGGGTGGGTTTGACCTGACGTTTGGCGCGGCGGCGACGGCACTCTCGATCCTGCCGCTCTACGGGCGAGCCCGTCAACAGGCCGCGGTCACCGACGGGTGGAGCACCGGGGCGAACCTCGCGGCCGGGGCGAAAACGCTGATTCAAGCCTGGTATCCGCGCTGTCAACAGTTTCCCCGCACTGTCAGCGAATCCTACGCCTATAGCGCGGCAATCGATATCGCGACCGTGACCACCACCATCGGCTGGACCACCGTCCGGGCCAGCGGGAGCCCGGTGAAGTTCGCGCCGATCAAGCCGCTGATCGGGACGGCCCGTGCAACGAGTCTGGCCGGCTTGGGGTTCAGCGGCTCCGTTGTGGATGGCGGCCTGCCAACCGAGTACGGCCCGAGCCTGGGGATTGTTGGGGTCGACACGTATACCCGGACGTTCAGCGGGCTGGCGCCGATGGTTAATGCGCGGCCCGCGCCTGGGCCTGGTGCGATCCCAGCCGCGTTGCAGACTCGTATCAACACGGAAGTTACTGCGTTGGTAGCTCAGGCACACTGGGCGCCCTGGTATCGCTCCGACCGCTGGCCGCACACCAATACGATGGGCGATGTCTACTTTGCCGATTCTGCCGAGACGCTCGCGTTCGCCGCCGAAGCGGTCCCGCTGGTGCGTGGGAGTCGCCAGCTCGCCCTAAAGAACTGGCTTCGGACCGAGCAGACCGCGTATCCGGTCCAGACCGCCTATTCGCTCGACGGGAGCGGCACCCCGCGCGGCCCGGACGGTATCCCTGGTGTCGCCGGGAATAACTACACGCGTGAAATCTTCAGAAATTATCCAGGCACGCTCCTGTTTGAAGCCCGCCGCTGGCTCTGGGGCGCCTGGGCGCTCTCGCGGTTCTACCAGGTCACCGGCGACGCGGTGAGCGGGGCCGCGGTCACGGCGCTGATCGCGACGCTGGACAGCGATCAGGCGGAGCGCGACTGGGCCACCGGCGCCCGCCTGGCCGGCGGCGAGGATCGCGGCACGGCCATCGAGGATGCCGACCGCCACTGGGCCGGGCTGTGCGGCCTGGCCTGGTTGACGCGGCAGGTTGCCGATGCGGACACCGCGCTGGTCTGGGCGTTGCTGGCCGAGGCGACGCTGACCAGGGTTGCGATGGGGCATCTGCCACGCTGGCAGGCGAGCGTCGGCCTGATAACGCTCCCGACTGACCGTGGCTCGACCGCGGCGAACAACGCATGGTTGATTGCGATCTCGCTTGGCTGGGTCGCGCCGCTGCCAACCTTCTCCTGGGCCTCCTCGGCCGATGATTCCCGATCAGTCATCAAGCTCACGCAATTCGAAGCGTTCCTAGATTTTGCCGACATCCGGACGCGGCAAGGCACCTACGTCGCGACGATTGCTCGCGCGACGCTCCAGACGTACCGCTGGCTGGTCAAGCCGCTGGGGACTGTGCTGGCAGCGGCGCTCGGCAGCGCGGCTTCGGTTGTCCTGACGAAGTATGCCGAGCTGCAACCGCACTGGTGGCTGCCTGACGCTAATCCCGTGGTCGGAATTGAGCGCAATACGCAGGCTCCCCACGAGGCGCACGGCCTACTCAAGGCGAGCGCCTGGCTGGCCGGCAGTAGCCCGGCGACGCTGGATCGGCAGTCCGGCTATCCCCAGCTTGCCAGCGGGGCCGACCTGTTCAGCCTAGAAAAGGCCGCCATCGCCGCTGATGCCTACGCTTCGACGCTCGCGGCGCCGATTCTGAGCGATACGTTTGCCGGTGTCAACGGAACGGACGTCTCGGCCCATGCGCCGGAGATCGGCGGCCCATGGGTCGTGCCGTCCGGCATGGTCGCGAGCTGGTACAAGATTCAGGGCAACCGGGCCACATCCACCAACATCGGGAGCGGCGGCGTCGCGGCGGATCTTGGTAGCCCGAACGTCGCGATTGACGGCGTGATCACCACCACCAGCGCCGGCAACTTCATGTCGGTCCGAATGGCAGCGCCAGCCGCGTTTACCACTGGCGTCCGGTTCGTCCTGAATCGTCTCAACAACGCGCTCGACTTTCACCAGGTCGGCGGCGGGATAGGATCGAGCACGACGCCGGCGGTTGATCCGGTCGGCTCGCACGACTATCCGCTCACGCTGCGACACTATCGCGGACACTTCTTCGGCTCGGTCGGGCAAGACATCGCCCACTGGTGGGAGAACGACGTTCTCCGGGGCTGGGCGCTGCCAACCGGCACCTGGCACGGCCCGGACTGGACATCGACGAACGCCGGCGAGATCGACAATCTGGTCATCCGAGCAATCACACGGAGTCAGGCTGTCCATCTCTCTGTGATCGGTGACTCAATCTCGGTTTTCGAGCGGGGACAGCAGAAATGGCCCCAGCGGGTCGCGGAGACATGGAACGGCGGCATAACCTCGCTTCGCAGCCGTCCGCTCGGCGGCGAAGGACTGGCGGTTGCCGGCGCCTCGGGCCTGACCGCGCTGGCACAGGCCAACGCGATTGTTTCGGGCAGCGACGATCCCGACTACGTCCTGATCCATATTGGCGTCAACGACCTCGGTGGCGGCTCGCAAGCGCAGGCCACGGCCGTGATCGACGCCCTGGTGGCCGGCGGAATTCCGGTCACGAAAATCCGCTGGATCGAGACGTTTGACTACGACCATGTCTCCAACGCCGCCGGCTACACCCACTCGGTCGCCGCGACCCGCGCGGCCATCGCGGCGGCCTGTGCCGCCCGCGGCGTGACGCTCTGGCTGAGCTGGACGGGCGCGGGCGGACCGTGGTTTACCGCGACGAACGGCGTCGATACCGCCGATGGTCTGCATCCCAACGCCAGCGGGAATGCCAAGATCGCGGCCAAGGTCCTGACCATCCTGGCGGATGAGGCCGAAGCGGCGCCCGCCTCGCCGCCGGCGCCGGTTGGCCCCTATGCCAGTGCGATCACCGATACGGGCACGGTTGCGAAGCGCTCGAAGTTCGAGATCACCTTTGACGTGCTTGGCTCGGTGGCGACGAATACGTTTCTGAAATATGAGGCCGCCCCGCCTGCCGGGCAGAGTGGGACGAGCGGCGTCTCGGTGTACGCCGAGTTGAGCGACGACAACTACGCGACCACGATTACCCGCCGCTGCTTTGTCTACCAGGCCTTCGATGAGCAGATCAAAGGCGGCGCGGACTGGAAGTACCCCCAGGGCTTCTCCTGGAAGGCCCGCTTTGCCCCGCCGCGCGCGGGCTCCTGGCAGTACCGCATCCGCTGCACGGACGCGGGCGGGACGAACCTCGCTACCCCCGTCGCGTTCACCGTGACGGCGGCGGCGGTTCCGGGTCGGCTCAGGCGGGCCAGTGCGGACACCCGCTACTTCGAGCGCGAGAATGGCAGCTACGCGCCGTTGGTGGGGTTCAATCTCAAGTACGGGACGCTCTCGTTTGACAACCCGACCGTCGCGATAGCCACCCTGAACACGCTCGCGGCCTCTGGCGTCAACCATGCGCGAATCTGGGCGACTGACTGGGGCTGGTGGGGATCAGAAGGCCGCGTCTGGCAAAGCACCCAGCCGGGCGACCAGTACCCGTACGTCTCGGCATACCTGAGCGGCCCCCCGATGACGCCGCTACCGGGTCACGAGCTGGGGCGGTACGTGTCCTCCGCCTATTCATCCTCGTTCCTGGGCCATCTCAAGCGAGCGCCGGCCTGCAAGCGCTCAACCACCTACCAGGTCGATGTTGACGTGCAGATTCCCGTGAGACTAACCGGTCCGGTGCAGGCGGGCCAGCCGTTCGGGTTCGCGGTCAAGACGAGCGCGTCCTGGATTTTCAACTACGCGGCTGAGCCGGAAGAATGGAACAAAGGCACCCTGGTCACGACGCCGGTCGCCGGTGTCCACGGCATTGCCAGCTTCGGCTACGGCACCACCGACGGCGGCTCACTGGCCGCGGGGGGCTACGGTCAGCATGCCGCCTGGAAGCGGGTCACCGGAACCATCGTCACGGGGGCGGCTCAGGACTTCCTCGATTACGTCATTCTCACCTGCCATAACTGCACCGCGAACGCGGCCTACTACGCCAATGTCCAGATTCGCGAGGTCTTGGGAGCTGGGGCGTTCGGGCCGAACATCGTCAGCCAGGAGTCGATGGACCGCTTTGCTGCCGTGGATCAGCGCGCCTGTCGCCAGCTTGACCTGATCTTCGACGCGGCCACGTCGTTAGGCATCACGCTCCAGGCGGTGGTGCTCGGGGCGAAGCAGGAGCCAGCCCTGGCGCAGATGGCCGACAATGGCACGATCTCCTTTAGCGGCGGCGAGGATAGTTTCTTCGGGGCAAGCGGGAGCCGGGCCCGGTGGATCGCGAAGAACGCCACCGAGCAGTTCCAGGCGCGCTACGGGCACGCTGACATCATGGTCGAGATGACCAATGAGATGTCAGCCTATGGCTTTCGGGGCATCACGGCGACGCAGGAGTGGGCTGTGGCGATCCAGGCGCGGGGCGACTCGCCGCTGGTTGGCACCTCGACCAGCTTCGACCGGCCAAAGCCAAGCTGGGACTCCATGCCCGCGCTGGACTGGGTTGACCTGCATCTCTACCGCGACGCAGGGACGGTTTTCAACATGCTGCGGGTTGATGTCAACGCGATCCCTGAGACCATTACCGTGGCGGCAGCATCCGATTTTGACGACACGGCCAGTTTTACCTCGAAACTCTCGCTGCTGATCGGGGCGAAACAGCCCTACGGGTTGAACCGCCCGATGATTCGCGGCGAGACCGGGCTGATCGCTGGGAGTAACACCGACGTTCCTGCCGACCTGAGCGCCGACACGGCGGGCATCTGGTGGCATAAATACCTGTGGGCGCAACTGAATCATGGCGGCATGGCCGATCTCTACTGGTACGTCCCCGAGCATCTGTACAACCCGTCGGGGGGCGCGCCGAACCACCTGGCCCAGACGCTCCACTATCGCAACTTCGTCCAGGCGCTACCCCTGAACAACGGACAATACGTTGACGCGGCGGCGACCCCGAGCGACGCGACTAATCTGCGGGTGTTTGGTCAGAAAGACCTGACCAACAACCGGGCGTACCTCTGGATTGACAACAAGGGCCACACCTACCGCGCCGTGATTAACGGGACGACGATCACGGCTGGTACGGGCACCGTCGCCATACCCGGTCTGGGGGCCGGCAGCTACACCGTGACATGGCGCAATTCCTACACCGGCGCAACCATCCTGACCGAGACGGTGATCGCGCCCAGTTCGCTGGTCCTGACGCTGCCGGCCTCGGTCTCGACCGACCTTGCCGTGACCGTCGAGCCGGTCTCCAGCAGCAGATTGGGGCAGGTGATCGCCACGGTCGGCTATGGCGCGGTCTACGGCGGGGTCGCCACGGTTGGCTATGGCGCCACGACCCCACCAACAAACGAAGTCGTTGCCACGGGTGGCTACGGCTCAATAACCGGCGCCATTGCCACCGGCGGCTATGGCGGGGCACTGACCAGCGGCGGGGTTGTCCTGCACCGCCGTACGCAGTTTGGACGGAGGCGAGTATCGCGATGATGTGGCTCAAACTGGCAGACACCAGCAAGATCATCCCGTTTCTGATGATCGACAGCGTGGACCATATCTCCGGCAAAACCGGGCTGACCGTGACCGTCACCCTCTCGAAGAATGGCGCGGCCTTTGCCGTCGCGGCCGGTACCGTCGCGGAGATCGCGAACGGGTGGTACAAGTTGACGCCGACGGTCGCGGATACCGGAACGCTCGGCGCGCTCCAGTTGCACGCGACCGCGACGGGTGCTGATCCGACCGACGAGGAGCAGACGGTTGTTGCGTTTGACCCGTACGACGCCGTCCGGGGCGGCTTGGCCGCGCTGCCGAACGCGGCGGCCGGCGCCACTGGTGGGCTGCCAACGGGTAACGCCAGCGGGCAGGTGACGGTGGCGAGCCTCGCGGCAGGCGCGGTGACCGAGGTCGCCGCTGGCGTCCGCACGAACCTGACCACTGAACTGGTCAGGATCGACGCGGCGATCACCAGCCGACTGGCAGCCGCTACTGATCCCACGGCGGCGCTGGCGGCCATCTCGGCGTACATCGATACCGAGGTCGCCGCGATCAAGGCCAAAACGGACAACCTACCGGCCAGCCCGGCGGCGGTCGGCTCAGCGATGATCCTCGACCTCACGCAGGCGATCCCCGCGACGAACACGGCGCAGACGGTCGGCGACGCGCTGAACGGCGCGAGAGCTCAAGCGTTCGGAAAATGGGTGCTGGTGGGGACAGCGTTGACACTCTACGCGGGGAACGGGACCACCGTGGTGCGGACCTTCACGCTGGATAACGCAAACGCTCCGACGAGCAGGTCATAGTAATGGCCGCCACGGTTGTCCAGGGGCTGGGGGGTCAAGCCCTTCTCATACAGGGCTACAGCGTCGCGGACAGCCGCGTGGATGGCGGGCTGATGGTGCAGGGTCTCGGCGGCACGTGGCTCATGAGTCAGGGGTATCGCGCGGCCATGGCGGTGGTTGACAATCGCGGCTCCCTGACCGTGGGAGCCTCGCTCGCGGGCTCGCTGACCGTGGGGGTGGCCTGATGTTTTCCTGCGACGTGGGCGACCGCGTGAAACTCACGAGCTACAACGCGGACGGCGAGGGGTTCAAGAACACGGCCGGCGCCTTGACCGACCCGGCGACCGTCACGCTCAAGGTGAAAAAGCCGGACGGGACGGTCACGACCTACACCTACGCGTCGGCGGAGATCACGAAGGACGCGGTTGGCCGCTACAGCTACCAGTTGACGATTGACCAGGACGGCGTGTGGTCCTACCGCTGGATCGGGACCGGCACGATTGTCGCGGCGGAGGAAGATGCATTCTTTGTCCGGAAGAGCATCACCTGATGGAGGAAATACGCTGTCGCTACTGCAATAAATACCTGTGCTCAGCCGTCGCACGGGAAGGCAAGTTGCGGATTACCTGCCTGCGCTGTAAGCGGGTGCAACTCATTGACCTGACAACGAAGGTGAACGTGCCGGATCACCTCAAGGCCGCGGGGCTGTAGTCTCCTTGCGCTTGCCCGCGTGATAGAGTAGGATGCAAGTACGAATCGAATATCGCGGGGCAACTACTTAGCCCCCCATTGACCGCAAAGCCTCCTTCTCTGGCGCGGGGAAGGGGGCTTTCTCGTGTTCCACGCGCAAATACCGTTCGAACTCAAGGAGCTGAAGGCCGACGACGGCCTGATGCTGTTCTCTGGCTACGCGAGCGTCTACGGGACGCTCGATCACGTCGGGGATGTCGTCATGCGCGGGGCGTTTGACGATACCCTGGCCAACGGCCGCAAGCGCCGGCTCCTCTGGCAGCATCAGATGACCGAGCCCATCGGGGTGGAGCAGTCGCTCCGTTCCGACGAGAAGGGCCTGTTCGGCACCTGGAAGCTGAGCCGGACGACGCGCGGCCTGGACGCCTACGAGCTGCTCAAGGACGGCGCCGTTGATAGCCTGAGCATCGGCTATCAGGTGGCCGAGGCTGAGTATGACGACGCTGGCGTGCGGCTGCTCAAGGCCGTTGACCTGCTCGAGGTCTCGCTGGTATCCATTCCGGCGCTTGACCAGGCCGTCATCACGCAGGTTAAGGCCGACGTGCCCTTCGACCTGCTCATGCAGCAGGTCGCCGACTCCCTCAAGCTCGGCGTGTCCGAGGCGAAAGCCCTGCACGCCCGACGTGCTCAGGACCAGCGAGAGCTGTCCGAGCACCATCTCGCGGCCATCAAGGGCCTGTTCGACCTGGCGGGAGCCTCGGCGAGCGACCTGATGGACCTGCTCCCCATGTCCAGCGTGAAAGCAACGGACGGGGCCACCACTGAGGCGTCCACGGACCCCGCGGCGAACGCCGCCTCAGCGAGCGCCACGAGCGCCCCCGACCTTCGCCTGCGACTGGAGCTGGCCCGCGCCCGACTGCGGCGCAGCGGCCTTCTGGAGCGCGCATCATGACCGCATTCGCTGCCGAACAGATCGGCAACATGAACATCTCGGAGCTCCGATCCGAGATTAAGAACTGTTACGACCAGGCCAAGGCCATCGAAGACAAGTACCCCGACGGCCTGACGAAGGACGGTAACGCCGAGGACTTTGAGCAGGTCAAGGGCATGCTCAACAGCCTCGACCGGATGGAAGACCGCCTGGCGCCGCTGGAAGATGCCGAGAGCCGCAAGGCCCGGATCAACCAGAACGTCACGGCGTACGCCCAGCCGTCGCGCGGCCACCGGCACCCCGAGGCGGATGGTGGGGCGTGGCAGCCGGTCGACAGCCCCGGCGATCAGTTCGTCAATTCCGAGGCGTTCAAGCAGATGCTGGCCTCGGGCATCTTCAACAACCCGCGTAACCTGATCCCGCATCTCGTGGTGCCAATGCAGAAGACCAACTTCCTGCATCAGATGAGCCAGAAGGCGCTCGTCTACTCCGGCTCGGGCGTTGGCGGCAGCCTCGTCCATAACGACGTGCGGCCCGGCGTGCTGGACATCCTCCAGCGAGCCCTCGTGGTCATGGACTTGGTGCCGCGAACCACGACCACGTCGGACACCATCGAGTACGTCAAGGAAGACACGTTCACCAACAACGCGGCTTTCGTCGCTGAGGCGACCGCGACGACCGGTACCAGCGGCGTCAAGCCAGAGACGGCCCTGGCCTACAGCGTCCAGACGGCGCCCGTCAAGACCCTGGCCCACTGGATCCCGGTGACGAACCGCATGCTGGCCGACGCGCCGGCGCTGCGGGGCGTCATCAACCAGCGGCTCCTGCTCGGCCTGGACCTGGCGCTCGAAAGCCAGGTACTCGACGGCGACGGCGCCGGTGAGAACCTGACCGGCATTCTCCGCACGGCCGGTACCAACATCCAGGGCATCGGCGCCGACAACGCGGCCGACGCGCTGTACAAGGGACGGACGCAGGTCATGGTCACCGGCCTCGGCCGCCCGTCGGCGTTCGTGCTGCACCCGAACGACTGGCAGGCAATCCGGCTGCTGCGCGAAAACGTAGCCAGCGGCACCCTCGGCGGGTACCTGATGGGTCCGCCCACCCTTCCGACCACGCCAACCCTCTGGGGTCTGCCGGTGGTCGAGTCGCTGGGCATGCCGGAGAACACCGGCCTGACCGGTGACTTCGCGATGGGCATGATGCTCTTTGACAGGGAGCAGAGCCAGATCAGGGTGGGCACCATCAACGACCAGTTCACGCGTAACATGCAGACGATCTTGGCAGAATTGAGAATGGCGATGGCCGTTTTCAGGCCGAGCGCGTTCACGCGTGTGACTGGCATCTGACGATTGATTGGAGTCACTGGTATGTATCCCGAGGAGCGTGAGTATCGAGTCGGGTCGAGTGGCTTCACGATGAGTCGTGGGGGCGCGGACGTGCGATTCGAGCCTGGCGCGCTAGTGTGGCTGCGGTCGGTTCCTCAGGGGGCCGACCTCAGCCCGACGGGCCAGGGCCGGCGGTACGAGACGAAGGTCTCGGCCGCCGGCGAGCCGGTTTTTCGGATCGAGCGCACACGAGGATGGCGTGGCTAACCAGTTTGTCACGCTGCCCGAGCTGAAGTCGTGGTCTGGCCTGACCGGCTCGGCCAACGACGCCGACCTGACGCGGGCCATCGAGGCCGCGTCACAGTGGATTGAGGGCTACACCGGCCGCTCGTTCGTGCTGGACGCGGCCGACGTGACCAAGTATTTCTACGCGAACCCTGACCAGACGATTGACCTGACGGACCTTGCAACGGTTGCAAGTATCGCCATCGACACAGCGGGTGACCGGACCTACGGCACGACGCTAGCCGCGAGCGAGTACGAGCTGTTGCCCGTCAATGGCCCGCGCTACGACCGCGTCCGCATCTGGCCGACGAGCAGCCGATCCTTCCAGCTCAACCCGGCCCGACGGGTGCGGGTGGTTGGCCGGTTCGGCTACGTCGAGAGCGGCGCGGTTCCGCCAGCGGTCAAGCAGGCGGCGCTGATCCTGTCGCTGCGGTACTACGAGCGGCGGAACGCGCCGTTCGGCATCCTCTCGGCAACCGATATTGGCCAATTCGAGCGCTTGAGCGCCAACGACCCCGACGTGCTGGCGCTGCTGAAGCCCTACCTGTCGTCCTCACCGGCGCAGAACTGGGTACTAGTCTGATGGCCGCCAGCTTGAAGATCGACGGCCTCGAGCGCTTCCAGCGCGGTCTACAGACGGCCACGGCGGCTACACCGGCGGAACTGCGGGTGGCGATGGTTGAGGCCACGCTGATTGTCGAGGGCGAGGCCCGGCGGCTGGCGCCGCGCGACACCGGCCGCCTGCAGGGCTCGATCAGCAGCCGCATTAGCGGTGGCGGGGCGAGCATCGTCGGCGAGGTCGGGCCGAGCGTGGCCTACGGCCTCTACGTCGAGCGTGGCACCCGTCCGCACTGGCCGCCCACGGCTGCGCTGGGCGGCTGGGCGCGCCGGCACGGCATCAGCCCGTTCGCCGTGGCTCGAGGGATCGCCCGTAAGGGGACGCGCGCCCAACCTTTTGTACAACCCGCCCTGGAGAAAAACCGTGGTCGCGTCGAGGCGGTGTTCATGAAGGTCGGAGCGCGGATTCTGGCGAAGGTGGTCGGCGGATGAGCGCGACACTTGCTCAGCTTCGGGCTGGACTGGCTGCGCGAGCCGCGACGATCAACGGCGTGAACGCCAGCGCCTACATGCTGCCGAAGCCGGAGCCGCCGGCGGTGTGCGTGCTGCCGTCGGTGCCGAGCACGCCGGCGGTTTTCGGGACTGATGATAACGTGCTCTTCGACCTGTGGGTCTACACCGGCTCATCTGACCTGGTGCGGGCGCAGGAACTGCTCGACGCCTACATGGACGCGACCGGCAGCAGTAGCCTGGCCGCGGCGGTCGAGGCGCTGCCAGGATTGGGGCTCGGCGGCGTGCACACCCGCGTGGTCGGCTGGTCCGAGTACGGCCGCCTGATG